GCATGGTAGAGAGGCTGCCCAGCGCCGCAATCAACCCACGGCGCAGCGCCGCCGCAGCCGCGTTGGATTGGCCCGCCATGCGGTTCATCTGTGCGCCGACGTCTTCTGTCGTGTGGCTCACCCGCACGCCCGCCTCATCCAGCGCCCGCATGGCGCGTGCCAGATTTTCCGCGCTGGGCCGGGCCTGACTGCTGTCCACCACGATTGCCAAACGGCTTTCTTGCGCCATATCAAACCTATTAATATTGCATTTTTAAATAGCTTGAGCTATAATAAAGCCATATGAGGGAGACTTCCATGTACGCCATCAACTGGGCCAACAAGGCGAAAAAGCAACTGCGTAAAATCGACCCAAAAGAGCAGGTCACTATCCTCCGTGCTGTGAAAGAACTGGAAGATTTCCCCAAAACCAAAAACGTTGTCGCGCTGACCAAACACGAATACGGCTACCGCCTGCGCGTGGGCAACTATCGGGTGCTGTTCGATGCTGACACGAAAATCGAAATTATCGACATCCAGCAAGTCAAGAAACGTGACGACCAAACCTATTGAGCAAACGGGAGTGAGCCATGAATCTGAACCCCACCATTCTTGAGGCCAACGGCAAGCCCGCCTTCGTCGTGCTGCCCTACGACGAGTACGTGCAGTTTTCCCGCAGCATCAAACAAGCTGGCCGCATCCCCGCTGACGGCACGACGCCGCACGAAGTCATGTGCCTGGCCGTCGAAAACGGTTGGAGCATGATGCGTGCCTGGCGTGAGCATCTGGCCCTGACCCAAGCGGAAATGGCGCGCCGTCTGGAAATCCGCCAGCCCAGCTACGCCGCAATGGAAGCGCCGGATGCCAAACCCAAGAAAGCCACGCGCCAGCGCATCGCGGCGGCAATGGGGATTACGCTGGAACAACTGGACTGACGGCGGCACCAATCGTGCGGTACTAATCGTCCTCATTCATCGCCGCCACCATCCCGCCCCAAGCCGAACCGACATCTTTTTGCGGCTTGGGTTTCTCATCCAGCCCATCCAAAAACGCCGCGTCCAGTGCGAACAGGCAGGCGTCCAGTTCCCCGCGCGGCAGGGGCGACGGGTGCGCCGCCAGCACGTCGGAAATATCCGCCACCGACAGCGGCAAGGGCTGGCCATCATGAATACGTCCAGCACATGCGCGGTAATGGCGTCGTTTTCTGGCGCGGGCGCACGCTGACCCTGCCGCCCGCGCCGCCGCTGCGTTAACTGCGCTTGCCCGACTTCCCAGCGCCAGCGGGCAAGGGCTTTCCCACCGTCTCATCCCGCGCCTTTTGCACCTCGGCGGCAATCTCGCCCGCCGCCTTGATGACGAACAGGAAAAACCGCACGTCGGCCCGCAGCGTTGCGGCTCCGGCCTCTGGCGTATACGCCACGGCGTGGCCCTGCGCGTCGTTGGCTCCGCGCCAGTCCTTGAGCACGTATTGGGCCAGCAGCTTGCACTGAAAGTCGTACTCGGTAATTTCGCCCTCGACCACGCCGACCTCGCCAAGCTTGAACCCCTCATCGGCCCGCGCAATCTGGCGGCGCACCCGCGCCAGGCCAATCTGGTACGCCTCATCGTCCAGACTGCGCAGCAACACCTCGGTGTCATCGTCAAAGCGCACCCAGCGCTCCTGCGGGCCAGCCGCCACCGCCTCAGCAATAATCAATGCCATTGCCTGCTCCTTACGGGGTGACAGTGAGGATGGGTTTGCTCATTTCCGGTACTGACTGAATGCCAATATCGTAGGGAGCCTTGACGACATCCGTATCCCCGCCAAACTGCATGCCCGCCGCTACCACCGTGCCGACAAAATAATCCCTGGCCCCGTTGGAGCGGGTCACGCGAAAGCTGTACAGGTCATGGGATGCCTCGGAGGCCATCATCAGCGCCTGCCCCGCGTCGTCCTCATCCAGTGCGCACACCACCGAGAACGTGATGGCCTGCCGGTTGCCCTTGATGACGGTGGTGTTGCCCGTGCTCAAGTTGGAAAACTCGCCCGTATTGCGGCGCATCGCCAGTTCGCCGACGGATTCCAGTTCGCCCACCCGGGTGAACGTGAGCGCGGCAAAGCCCGCCGCGTCATAACTGGTCGGCTTTGCTGCGCTGACCGCCAGCAGAGTGCCGGCAGAAGTGTGTTTGGCCATGATGAAACTCCCATGAAAAAAGCCGCACGGTGGCGGCGAAAAAATCAAATTGCGGCGGCAGCTACCACCAGCGGATGGCGGCCACCAGATCAGGCGGCGATAACGCAAACAGGGCGGCTACAACAAGGATGCCCCACGCCAGACGGCGCAGGTCTTTAGAGTTATTGAGCAATTCCATGATTTTGCCTATGGCGCTATAATCGGGTTGCTGCATTTTTCGTTCCTTGGTCGCATCAAGGGATGAATACAAAAAAGCCCCGCCGGTTCGCAGCCAGCGGGGCTTTTGCTTTTGGGGGCCGCGCTGGCCCGCCCGCATCGTCAAATCGTTATAACGTCAAAAAATACACCTGCACATTGGCCTGGCAGAACGCGCCCGATTGCCCCAGCGCCACCATCTGCGCCTCGCGGCATTGCAGCCCCGGCACAGTCCAAAACTGAAAATGCGCGGCCAGCGCATCGGCCAGTTGCGTGAGCGCCTGCGTGGGTGTCTGGCTTTCGGCGCGGTCAAAACACTGGATAACGATATGGCCCGGAATCCGCGCCTGCGGCGAACACAGCCCGCGCACCACTGGCCGGGCCGTCTCAATCGACAGGCGACACCACAGGCCGTTTTCCGGCGCGGCAAACCGTCTGAGTGCCTGATAATCGATGCGCTCTTGGGCGATGCCCGTAAACGCCATCATGCGGCCCACAATCGCGGCGCGTAATTGCTCGTAAGTCATGACCGTGCGTACTTCGCCCTGATGTGCGTAAACGCGGGCCGGTAGATGCCGTGTTCTGCCTGATCCGAATGCCCCGCCTCCAGCTTTTCCGCGTAGGGTAAATTCGTCTGCACCGTCACCGCCTGAAACGGTTGGTTGGCCGTGGCAATCACGGCCAGCCCCGCCTGCACGGTGGCCTGCCCGCTCTCGTCGGCCTGCGCCAAGTCGTAACCCGTATCTGGCGCATCCACACTGACACGATGACTGCCGCGAAACGCGCCCGTATCCACAGGTGAATGCTGCACCACCAACTGCAACGCCTCGGCGGCAATGCGGTTGCGTTTTTTACGCAAGTCTGCCTGCACCACATTGACAAACGCCGTTGGTCTCGTCCCTGTCCAGCCCATCTCAATCCCCGCGTAGCTGAACCGTCCACGTGATGCCCGCCGCATCCTGTTCCACATGCATGACTTTGTACGCCTTGCCGCCGCGCTGAATAACGTCGTCCATCTGTGGCCGATCCGACACCTCGGTTTGCAGCGCCGTCAGTTTGACGTCGGTGCGCGATATGCTCTGACCGCCAATGACGCCGAAGCTGCCAAACACTCCACGTCCCGTATAGCTCACGGTAGTGCCGGGCTGCACCTGCGTAATCGGGTCGGCAGGCCCGGACGGCACAAACCGGCTGCCCGTAAACGTCTGCACCGCATCGGCCAGGTCAGTGTTAAATGCCGCAGCCACAGCCGCCGCAAGTTCATCACGCAAACCCATCATCAACTCCTTTTCAAAAACATCACGCCCGACGTATCCGGCAGCCACGGCTTCAGTAATGCCAGCGCCAGACTCTCGCCCGCCGTGTAGACCTTGGCCGAACTGGAAAAACTCTTGCTGCTGGACACATCGCCCGCCTGCACCGACTGGCTCACGATGCCTGTTTCCTTCGCGCCGTAAATGCGGCCTGCGGCGGCCTCGCGGGCGATTTCAGCACCGGCCTGTTTGAATTCGTCAGGTAGAGGGTCAACCACACGCAAGCCCAGATTGGTCATCCAGACGTTCGCCATCATCACCGCACGCGGCTTTTTGTCCGCCGACGCCCAACTCATCCCCAGCGCGGCGTCCACGTCGGCAACAGCGATATAGGTCATCATCTGGCGGTTTCCTTTTTCTTTTGATGCAGGAATTGACATGGTGAATTATATTCACCACAATTCTGTTCATGACAACACTGCAACGCGGCTAGAACTGGAAAGTTTCCGTCTACGGACGCGAGCACGGCACCGCGCACGTGCATGTAACCGGTGCGGACTTTCGGGCCGTCGTGGCGATTGAATCGGGCGACATCCTCGCCGGTAAATTGCCCGCCAGCGTTTTGCAGGACGTGCGCGAATGGCTGCGTGGGAATCAGGCGCAAGCGTTTGAGCAGTGGACGGCCCATAACCCTGATTTGTGAGACACCATCATGCTCAAAGTGACCTCCGTGCGGCCCTTGCAAAATGCGAGCGTACAAGTGACGTTTTCCAACGCCAAAACGGCAGATATTGACATTTCCCCGTACCTGGACGCGCCGGGTTACGAAGCACTGGCCCGGCCTGAAACCTTCGGCCAGGTGAGCGTCGAGGAATGGGGCCACGGCATCGAATGGCCGGGCGATATTGGCATTCCGGTCACGGCTTTGCACCGACTGGCCCGTGAACAGGCGGGTCAGGCATGGCCGGTGGATCAATTCAACGCCTGGATGCAGCGCAACCGCCTGTCTGCCGCCGATGCGGCCCGCGCATTGGGTGTCACGCGCCGAACCATTATTTACTACCATACCGGCACCAAACCGATTCCTCGCATGGTCGAGCTGGCCTGCGAAGGGTTTGAGGCCAGAGCCGCCCGGCGCGGCAGCCGCAAGCCAGCGTCGCCAGTCATGTGGCAGGCCAGCACATAGCCGCGCTACCACCAGCGGATGGCACCGATGCCTTGCAGCACCGCCGCCACGCCAAACAAGGCCGCTACGCCAATGCAGGCCCAAAAGAGCTTGCGCAGAGGCTGCGAGTTATTCAGCAATTCCATACCGCCCACCAATGGTCTAAAATCCATCTACGTTTTCCTTCTGCCATCATCAGAGGGTGAATCCAGAAAGCCCCGCAACGCCTGCCAGCGCCGGGGCTTTCGCTTTTACGGTTTGGGCGGGGCGAGCGCCTCCCGCAATATCGCCCGCAGCCTGTCCGCCCCGGCGCGGCCCGGCACGTTTACACCGCGCTCTTTGGCCAACGTCCGCAACTGCACCACGTCCAAAGCGTCCAATCCATCCGGCACATCCGGCGGGGGCGGGATATGACCGGCTGGCGGTGGCGCAGGCGGGTCATCGCCAGACTGCCCCGGCAACGACAGGCCAAGCAGTTCACACAGCCCCTCGCCGCGCCGCGCCTCGTCCAGCGACAGATACACCGGCTCGCCATCACCCGCAGCAAAGCCAAGCCGTGG